CCGGCGCACCGAACTGGCGCAGATGCGGCGCGACGCCATCGCCGCGTTCGGCGCAGAGACGACCGCTACCAACGCGCAGACCGCCGCCCAGCAGCGCGCGGACGCCCGACGCTCGCGCCTGGTCGCCCTGATCCAGTCGGAGCGCGGCCAGCGTGTGCTCGCTGCCGAGGCCGCTCGCCGGCAGACGGCAACCCTGGACGCAAGCACCGGCGCGGTCACCCGCAACGCCAACGCCACGCGCAAGGCGACCAACGAGCTGAAGCTGTTTGACGACACTGGCCGCAAGTCGCTGGGCACGTACCAGCGTCTGCGCGGGCAGGTGCTGTCGCTGGCCGCCGGCTATATCGGTGTGTTCGAGGCGATCAACACCGTCAAGAAGTCCATCGACGCGGTCAACCGCGACCAGAGCTTGCGCGCCGGCCTGACCACCGGTGCCGGCGGCAACGCCGAGGTCGCTGCGCAGCAGTACGCGATGCTGCGCAAGGAAGCCGACCGGCTGGGCCTGGTGTTCGATGACGTGGCTCCGCGCTTCGTCAACCTCAACATCGCCGGCCAGGCCGCCGGCCTGACGGCCCAGCAGACCGAGCAGGCGTTCAAGAACCTGTCGCAGGCCGCATCGGCGCGCAACCTCAACCTGGACGACACGCAGGGCGCGTTCCGGGCTATCGAGCAGATGTTCTCGAAGGGCAAGGTGCAGGCGGAAGAACTGCGCGGCCAGCTGGCCGAACGCCTGCCGGGCGCCGTGGCAATCTTCGCCCGCGCCAGCAACATGTCGCTGGCCGAGCTGGACAAGAACCTGGAGAAGGGCGCTGTCGGCCTGGACTTCGTGGTGCGCGGCCTGGAGGCCTACGCCCGGCAGTTCGACGGCCAGATGGACGTCATCACCGAGCGCCTGTCCGCCTACATCAACCGTGCGCAGAACGCCTACAACGACTGGCTGCGTGGGTTCATGGATTCGAAGAACCAGGAGGCCCTGAAGAACGCGCTGGGCAGCCTGACCGAGTTCCTGAACAGCGAAGCCGGCAAGCAGTTCGCCGACGAGCTGGGCAGCGCCCTGGCCGAGGTCATCAAGGCGTTCCAGTGGGCCGCCGAGAACGCCGACACCCTGTACGCCATCCTCAAGGGATTCCTGGCCCTGCAGGCGGCCAAGTTCTTCGTGGACATGGGTTCCGGCGTGCTCGACGTCACCAAGAAGTTCGGGGCGTTCCGCACCGCGATCGTCGCGGCTGCCTCCGGCACCGGTGCGATGGCGACTGCCGCCCGCGCGCTGACCCCGCTGCTGGGCCCGCTGGGTGCGGCCGTGGCCGCCGTCACCCTGGGCATCGCTGCCTACAGCCGTGGCGTGCAGGAGGCGGACAAGCACACCCGCAACCTGATCAGCGTCATGCGGCAGGCGCAGAGCGTCAAGACGCTCGACGACGTGGCACAGGCCGAGCGCGCGCAGGCCGAGCAGATGCGCAACTCCGAGGAGCGCCTGCGTAAGCTGGTCCGCATCCGGGACGTAGCAGCGTCGGCCAACCCGCTCGCCGGCGCCACGGAGATCATCCCCCTTGTGCGCGACATGTTCGGCACAGACGTCTACACCCTCGGCGAGGCCGAGGCGGCGATCACCGCCGAGCTGCAGTCGCAAGAGGCGTTGCAGATCAACGCCAACAACCTGCAGCGGCGGAAGAACGCCCTGCTCGCGGAGGAGGCCCAGCGGCAGAAGGAGGCCGCCGACGCCCTGCGCGAAGCCAACGCCAACATCCCGACCCTGGGTGGCGGGGGCGACGGCGGCAAGACCCCGAAGGCTCCGCGAGGCCCGGACCCGGAGAGCGTCCGCGACCGCCTGCTGAAGATGACGGAAGACCTGCGCTCGAAGCTGGCCGCGGTCGAGGTCGACGCCAACGCGCGCACCGCCGAGCAGATCGAGCAGAACTTCCAGCTGGCCATCCAGCGCATCGGCTCCGAAGTCACCAAGGCCCAGATCGACCTGGAGCGCCTGCAGCGCGACGCGGCCAAGTCGAACCGCGGCCAGGGCACTGACCTGACCACCGAGCTGACCACAGCGCGCGGGGCTCTGGACGCTTACGCCGAGGCCGCCCGGGACGCGGCGGAGCTGGAGCGGGCCACGGCGATGGTGGCCTTGCACGAGGCCCGGGTCAACGAGCTGGTGTCCGACCGCGACGCCGAGCTGCAGCTGGTCAACACCCTGCAGGAGCAGGGCGCGATCACGGTGGGTCAGGCGTGGCTGCAGAACCAGCAGATCACGTCCGAGTACAACCAGCAGCTGCAAACCGAGACGGAGGCGCTGATCGCCTTCCTGCAGTCGATCCCCGAGGAGAGCCGCCTCTACAACGCCATCGGCGTGCCCGAGACGTTGCGCCAGGTGCGCCAGGTCAAGGCCGAGACGGTGGCCGCGCAGTCGACTGCTCGGCAGGTCGGCATGCAGCTGGCCCCGCAGATCGCGGCCGGCACGGCCAACGCGCTGACGACGCTGGGTCAGGGGCTCGCCGGGCTGATCCAAGGGGCCAACAGCCTGGGCGACGCCTTCAAGGGCGCGATGGACGCCTTCCGCACCTTCGCTGCGGACTTCCTTGTCCAGATCGGCCAGATGATTCTCCAGGCCATCATCCTCCAGGCCATCCAGAACGCGCTCACCCCCGGCGGCTCAGGAGGGTACCTGGGCGCGATCAAGGGCGCCTTCGGGGTCAAGCACAACGGCGGCATCGCCGGCCGCTCGGACAACGGCAACGGCACGCGCACCGTGTCGCCGCTGGTCTTCGCCGGCGCGCAGAAGTTCCACGATGGCGGGCTGCCCGGTCTCAAGGCCAGCGAGGTGCCCACCATCCTGGAGAAGGGCGAGGAGGTCCTGACCACTGACGACCCGCGGCACGTCGCCAACGGCGGCGGTGCGGCGGCCCCGGTCAACGTGCAGAACAACATCATGTTTGACTCGGCCAGCGTAGTCGCCGATGGTATGTCCCGTCCGGAAGGCCGCAAGGCGTTCCTCACCTTCATTCAAGCGAACAAGGGCGCCGTCAAGGCGGCACTGGGGTAACACATGGCAACGACGACCGGCACCGCCGCCAACTATCTCACCCTCCTGGCCGCGATCCGCGACTTCGCGGTCAACGACTGCGGCTGGACGCAGGTGGGCGGGGAGACCGGGCCGATCACCGGCGATGCGCAGTTCGTATCGCTGCAAGGCCCGGGCCTGTCGGGCACCGACCAGATTCTGGTCACCCTGCAGCCGTACTCCGTACCCGCGAACAACGCCTACTCCGTTCGGGTGCGCGGCCACACTGCGTACACCGCCCCGGGCATCGAGCAGCCGGGGTCGAACAGCCCGTGGGCCTACGCCCTGGTGCTGAACGCCCCGATGACCTACTGGCTGGTCGGCAACGGCCGGCACGTCAAGGCCATCATCAAGTCCGGCTCGCGTTACGACGCGATGTACTTCGGCCTGGTGTTGCCGGAGCACCTGCCCGGCGACTGGTCGTACCCCCTGTTCATCGGCGCGTCATCGGCATACGGCTCCAACCCGCAAGCGGAAGACGCCCCCTGGCACTCGAACTTCTGGAACCCGTGCGGCACGGGCCGCAATAACGCCAACACTCAGGACACGAGCGCCTACGTTTTTTCTCCGATGCAGGCTTGGGCGCCGCTGCGAAACGCCTACCCGTCCGGTGGGGGGTTTGCATTTTTTGACACCGGCAGGTTTTGCATACCGTGGAGCGGGACGTTCCAGCAGAACCTCCGGCGCCAGCTCGACGACCAGCCGTGGTTCGCTCGCGGGCAGTTGGCCGTTTTCGCCCGCGACAGCTCCGGGAACTCCGATGCCTACGTCCCCGAGGGGGGCATGCTGCTCGGGTCGTTCGACGGCGTCTACTACACCCCCAGCTTCGGGGCCACCGCGGAGCAGGAGGCCGTGGTCGGCGGCAAAACCTATAAAATGTTCCCCAACGTGGGCCGCACTTCCGACGGCCAGTTCGCCGCCTTCCTGATGGAGTAACCCCGTGGCCCACAGCACCTCGACCAGCACCGCGTCCGTCCACGACCTGATCGACAACCTGGCGACCTTCGCCGCTGCGGCCGGGTGGACGGTCGAGCGCAACACCCTGTCCGGCACCAACCGAACGCTGACCCTGAAGCGGGCGGAGACGGACTACATCCACGTCTACAACGTGAACCCGGGGCAACTGCTGTTGCGGGCGTCCACCGGCTACGATGGTGCCCTCGCTCCGTCCGCCCAACCCGGCGCAACACCGCAGGACGCAGTCACCGCGCGCTTGACGGGCCCGTACCCGAAAGTGTGGTTCTTCGCCGACGGGACGGAGGTTGCGGTGGTGGCGCGCCGGGGCGACCAGAATGGCGCCTACGCCAGCTTCGCTTTCGGCGCGATCCAAAAGTACGGCTCCTACACGGGCGGCACTTTCGTTGACGGTACGTACTTCGACCGCGCTGGGGGAGGCTCCGGCAGCTGGACAGGCAGCGATCACGGCCTCCTGGCTTACGGCCCCTCGGGGGCCGGCTATGTCCGCGCAGATGCGGACGGCGTGTCGGGGCAGTGGTTGCGCCTGGCATCTGGCGCAGCCCTTGTCCAGAGCGGACCTCTGATCACGGCCAACATGTACTCGGCAAACCAAGGCGGCGCAACGCACTCGTCCGCCCGCCTCATGGGCGCCGCCGACGACAACACGTTCTCGGGGCGGTCGATGCTTTTCCCGATCGAGATCGCCATTCGCCGGGCCGGCACCCCGGTCTACTACAGCCCCGTAGGCGTCGTCTCCACCGTCCGCGCCGTGTCCCTGGCCAAGTTCGCCCCCGAAGACGAGCTGTCGATCGCCAGCGAGACCTGGGTCGTGTTCCCGATCGTCAACAAGCGCGCCGAGACCAACGGCACTGGCGACCCGCACGCCAGCGGTAACGTGGGTTTCGCGGTGCGGAAAACCGCCTGATGGCCATCATTGCCCCCGCGCCGATCGCCGCCCAAGGGCCGCAGACGGCCAACCTGCTCGTGCCTCGCACCGCCGTCCCGCTGGCCGCTGGGTTCTCCGGCCGGCTGCCGGACACGCTGGTGGCCGGGCAGTTCGGCTCGTGGGGGTCGCCGACCCCCGCCCCGACGCCGGTCTACGGCGGCTCCGAGACGCGCACCACCTTCAACGACTGGTACTACCGCATCCACGTCACCCCGACGACGGTCTCGCTGGGCAACCTCGCCGGCGATGTAACCCGGCGGATCATGGTCTGGAACGCCTACCTGGACGCGCGGGAGCTGACCAGTGTTGTTCTCTCTGGCCCCGCGCCGGACGGTGTGGTGGTCGGGAATCCCGTACCGTTGCCGCTGATGATGGATCCGCTGCGCGCGGTCTACTACGACATCGCGGTTTCCGGCCAAGGACCTGCCGTGGTGGAGGCGACGGTCACCTGGACGGTCGACGGCGTGGCCTACCCGGTCTCGGTCTCGGCTCGCCGCAGCACCCTGTGGCCGTTCGCCCCGAACTGGGCCAGCAAGCTGCAGGAGGTCCTGTCATGGAAGACCTCGGTCTCCCAGACCTGGGAGGGCGGCGAGCAGCGCATGCGGCTGGCCCGCGAGGCGCGCCGCGCGCTGTCCTACACCTTCGCCGCTACCCGAGGCACCGCCCGCCAGCTGGACGCCCTGCTGTACGGCTGGCAGGGGCGCTCTTACGTCCTGCCGCTGTGGCACGAGGAGCGCCGCCTGTCCGGCACCGCGCCGCAAGGCTCGCAGCTGTTGGTGGTGGACACGACCGGGTTCAGTGCCGCCGTCGGCACCTCGGTTGTCCTGTACGCCGACCCGAACGTCTACGAAGTCGTCGAGATCACGTCCATCACCCCGTCGTCGATCACCACCCGCGGCCCGCTAGGCCGGGCCTGGGTCGGCGGCAGCAAGGTGATCCCCTGCGTGCCCGGCTGGCCGAAGGACGACCGCACCGGGGTGCGCTTTGCCACCCCCACCGTGGCCACCGGTGACGTGGACTTCCAGGTGGATCCGCGCTTCCCGCTCAACCGCCTGGACGAAACGCCGACGGCCCTGGTCTACCGGGGGGAGGAGCTGTTCTTCGCACCGCACGACTGGTCGGCAGCCAACAGCCCGAACTACATCGCCAACCGCCGCATGACCGACAGCGGCCTGGGACCGATTGACCAGCTGCGCAAGGGGCCGCTATCCGGCCTGACCAAAAGCGTGCGCTGGGTCGCCCGCAACCGGCAGCGCGCGGACGAGCTGCGCCGGTTCTTCGCCCGCCGCGCTGGCCGGTGGTCACCGGTGTGGATGCCGAGCGGCCGGGAGGACTTCGTGCTGATCGCGCCGACCGACCCGACAAGCCCGACCCTGGTGGCGGCCCCGTCCCCGTTCGGCTCGCTGTTGTGGCCAAACGCCAAGTTCCGACACCTCGTGGTGGAGCTGCGCAACGGCGTCAAGCACTGTCGGAGGATCGAGGACGTGGCCGACGGCCCGGGCTACACCAACCTGACCCTGGACAGCCTGCTGCCGGGGGTGATTGCGCCTGCGGACGTGGCTCGCGTATCGTTCCTCGGGCTTTACCGGCTGGAGGAGGACTCGATCACCTTCAACTGGAGCACCGACGGCGTGGCCGTCGTGGAGACTGACTTCGTCCTTACCGAGCCTGCCTGATGCCCGACACCACCAACTACCGCGCCACCCCCATGCGGCTGTTCATCTTCTCGATGGGCACCACAACCTGGCGGCTCGCGTCGGGCACCTCGCAGACGTACCAGGGGGCGGAGGCCGACTTCCTCCCCGACGCCGCCCTGGACATGGGCGAGATCGACCAGCAGCTGGCCGAGGCCAGCGCAAGCGTGGAGATCCGCATCTCGTCCACCCACCCGGTGGCCCAGCAGTTCGTCCCCTTCCTGCCGCCAGAGCCGATCCAGGTGCGCGTGCTGCGGCTGAACTACCGCGACGCCCCCGGCGACCGGCTTGCCGAGTTCGTGGGGGAGGTGGTCAGCGCCAGCTTCGCGGAAGCCGACGGCGTCTGCACCCTGACGTGCCGCATGGTCAGCTCGGCCATGAGCCGCATCGTCCCGTGGTGCCGGCACTCATCCAACTGCGCCAACGCGCTGTACGGCCCGGGCTGCCGCGTCGACCCGGCTGCTTTCCAGACGACTGCCCCGCTCGACGCTGGCGCGGGCACGGCGCAGATCAGCGCCGGAGCGTTCCTGACCGCGGCCGCGGATCACGGGGCCACTGACCCGGACATATCCGCCAACTGGTTCCGGAACGGCTATGTGCGGCACCTGTCTTCCGGCGAAGTCCGCACTATCCTGGGCCAGGATGGGGCGTCACTGATCCTCAACGCCCCGTTCACCCGTGCGGCCAACGGCGACCCGGTGCAGGCGCTTGCAGGCTGCGACGGCGACCGTGTGACCTGCCGCGTGAAGTTCGACAACCTGAACAACATGCTCGCGTTCCCCTGGGTTCCGGGGCGCAACCCTTACGCCCAGAGCGTGTACGGGAACAAGAAGTCGCCGCTGTCCGGCCTCCGCGTGAACATCGGGGGTCTGTTCGGCCGCGGTAACGTCATCACTTTCGAGGAGTAAGCATGTTCTGGATGGCGTTCTTCGTAGGCTTGGCCTTCTCGGTCGTCGGCGAGCTGATCCGAGCCAAACCTTCCGTGCCCAACGCGAAGGCCAGCGGCATCGACGATTTCGATATGCCGACGGCAGACGCCAACCGCATCGTGCCGGTGTTCGCTGGCAAGGTCCTGGTCAACGGAGCCAACGTATCGTGGTATGGCGGGCTGAAAACCCAGGCGCTCACTCGCAAGGTCAAGACGGGTATGTTCTCGTCCAAGCGCCAGACATACGCGCACCAGTACCGCATCGGCATCCAGCACATCCTGGGCTTCGGCGGTGGCGAGGGCGTGACGTTGCACAACGTCTACTTCGACGAGATGACGGCCCGGCACACCCGGTCTGTGGCTCCGGACGGCAGCGTCGCGCTTTTGTTCAACGACATGGGCCTGTACGGCGGCAACGAGGAGGGCGGCGGTGTCCAGGGCGTCTTGCGCTTCTACCCCGGCAACGATACGCAGGTGGCCAATGCCTACATGGCCGGCGTCCTGGGGGAGCCGATGCTCGCGTACCGGGGCGTCTGCCACGCGGTGTTCGAGGACTTCTACATCGGCACCTCGACCTTCCCGAAGGCCGTCTCTTTCGAGGTCAGCCGCTACCCCAACACCCTGGGCGTCCCGGACGGCAAGCACATCATCGGGGAGGACTGCAACCCCGCGGCCTTCATTTTCGAGGTGCTGACCAACCAGCGTTGGGGCGTCGGCAAGCCCGCCAACACCGTCAACCTGGCAGCCTTCCGGAGCGTGGCCGAGCAGCTGCACGCGGAGGGCCTGGGCGTCTCTGTGATCTACAACGGCTCGTCCTCCGCCAGCGACCTGATCGCGGACATCCTGCGCCACGTTGACGGCGTGCTGTTCTCGGACCCGACCACCGGCTTGGCAACCATCAAGCTCGTCCGCGACGACTACGTGACCGCCGACCTGCCGGTGATCGACGCCACCGTGGTGGTGGGTGCGCCGACCTTCAGCCGGCCCAGCTGGTCAGAGACGAAGGGTGCGGTCAGCGTCACCTACGTCAACCGGGCGGCCCGATACGTCGCCACCCCGTTCGTCCTGCAGGACCCGGCGAACATCGCGCAGCGCGGCGGCGAGATCGCCACCGAGGACGCCGACTTCTCTGGCTTCACGACGGTCGGGGCCGCGGCCTGGGCCGGCAACCGCATCCTGCGCACGCTGGCCTACCCGCTGGCCAACTTCAGCGTGCAGGTAACGCGCAAGCTGCACCTGATCGAGCTGGGCGATGCGGTGGTGGTCAACTGGCCAGAGCTGGGGCTGAACCGCGTCGTGTTCCGCGTGACCGGCGTGCGCAAGGGCACGATCACCGAGAACACCCTGACCCTCAACCTGGTCGAGGACGCCTTCTCTGTGTCCGCGCAGGCCTACGCACCCCCGAAGGGCAGCGACTGGGTCAACCCTGCGCAGCCTCCGACGCCTGCAGTGCGTCAGGCGCTCATCGAAGCCCCGTACTTCCTGACGCAGAGCAACGACGCCTTCCTGATGGCCCTGGCCTCTCGCGGCGGCCCGCTCGACCTGGGCGCGGACGTCCGGTGGGGGTCGTCTGCCGCCAGCCTGACCGGCGGGTCGCAGTCGTCGGACTTCTCGGCCAGTGGTGTGCTGCTGGGCGCCCTGTCCGCCTCCGGAACCTCGGCCACGGTGTCCGGTTTGGTAGATGGCGTGGACATTCTCTCCGCCCCGACCGCCGGCGAGATTGCAGCCGGCGATAGCCTGCTGCTCGTCCGCAGTGCCGCTGGCGAAGAAACCATGGCGTACACCGCGATGGACACCGGCACCGGCGTGGCCAGTGGGCTGAAGCGCGGTCTGTTCGACACCGTGCCGCAGAGCCACCCAGCCGGCGCGCAGGTGTGGTTCCTGGGCACCGGATTCATGCCGGTCAACGACCAAGGCATCACCGCCTTCCCGTCGACTTGGTACGCCAAGGTGCTGCCGCACAGCGCCCTGGGCTCCGTGCCGGAGGCCGACGCCACCCTGATGCAGGTCGTGGCCGACCGTCGCTCGCTGCGGCCCCTGCCGCCGGGCAAGCTGCGCATCGGGGGTGCGGTGCCGGGCCCTGCCGTGACGTCCCCGTTCGTGCTGTCGTGGGCCCACCGCAGCCGGCTCGACGCAACCCTGGTCGAGCAGAGCGCCGACAGCCGCACGGTCGAGGCCGGCGTCACTTACACCATCCGGGTCAAGAACGGGGCGTCCACCCTGGTCGAGCAGGCCGGTATCAGCAGCACCGCGTCTGCTGCTACCATCCGGTCGTCGTTCACCGGAGACTTGACCGTGGAGATTTTCGCCGTCCGAGGAGGCCTGGCCAGCTGGCAGGTGCAGAGCTTCACCGTGCCGCACACCGGCGCTGGCTCTGGCCACCAGGTGACTGCCGACGAGGCGGATTACGTCATGGACGGGGGTACGCCGTGACCGAAATCATCATCGTCCAGCGGATGTGGCAGCGCCGGGGCACCGCAGCAGAGTGGGCCGCGCAGAACCCGGTGCTGGCGGCTGGCGAGATCGGCGTCGAGCTGGGGGCCACCGCTGCGGATCCGCAGAGGATCAAGGTGGGCAACGGGGTCACCGCCTGGGCGTCGCTACCTTGGTCTGGCGGGGCGGGGTCGGGAAGCGTGTGGTACAGCGCCCCGGGGGCTCCGTCCACCGCTCTCGGCGTGGACGGTGACCAGTACCTCAACACATCAAACGGCGACGTGTACTCGCGGGGCCTCTCAAGCTGGACGTTGACCGGGAACATCCGCGGCGCGCAAGGTGCGCAAGGGCCTGCGGGCACACCGGTGGAGATGCGGGCCAGTGGGGTCGTGCTACAGTGGCGCTATGTTGGGTCGGGGTCTTGGACAAATCTGTTCGACCTGAGCACCTTACCTGGACGCGGCGTTCGCCCCCTGGTGACCGGCGACCTTATCAATGACCAGCCGCAATTCGTCTACATCGAGTCCGGCGATTACGTTTTCGTGGAGGGATGATGGCCAGTGGTAACCTCAAACATTACTTAGGTCGGGGACCGGCCGCCGACAGGCCTTCGACTCTCGACCTCGCTCCGGGGCTGTTCGGTCTGTGGCTCAGTACGGACACGGGGCAGCTAGACGTCTGGGGCGGGGCGAGCTGGTCGGCCTTCTCGGGGTCGCTGCCGGACGCCATCACCACGCCCGCCGGGTCTTCAGGCACGCTGACCCTGGACATGGGGGGAGGGGTCAACAAGAACTTCAGGCTTAGCGCGCTGACCGACAACGCCACCCTGGCTGTGTCCAATCTGGCCCCGGCTGGCCGCGTGACTGAGTTCGAGTGCCTGGTCACTCAGGACGCAACCGGCGGACGAACGCTCGCCCTGCCGGCGGCATTCCGCCCGCTGGGCGGGAGCGACACCGCAATCGCCGCGGCGGCTGGTGCCAAAACCGTGCTGTCGGCCAAAACATTCGACGCCGGCACGACCTGGCTGTACGCAATGCAGGAGGTGGGCTGATGCTGCGGCGGATGATGATGGCGGGCGGCGGATCAGCTCCACCGGCGGCTTATGCAACGCTAAACCCGGCTGACAAGAGCGCAGACATTGTGCTGTCCGGTGGAAACCTCACTGCAAAATCCACAGTATCAGATGCTTCTGGGATCGTGCGCTCCACAGTGCAGATCAGCGGCAAGAGGTACTTTGAGGCGACTATCTACGCAGGTGGCACAGCAACAGCGATTGTCGCAGTCGGGGTTGCGACTGCTGCGCATAGCCTCTCCGCATCCCTTGGTTACGGAAACCCGAACGGATGGGCTTTTTGGGGCAATAGTTCCGGTGCGATGCACAACGGATCGATCCCCTTGCCTGTTAGTGTTCAGGGACGCAGGTAATCGGCGTCGCGGTAGACGCGGACACTGGGAGGATGTGGCTGCGCAGGAATGGGGCGTGGATGCAGGGGAACCCGGCTACGGGAACCATGCCAATCTGGAGTAATCTTTCGGGCTCGCTGTACGCCGCAGCCTGTCCGTGGTCGGGGTCCTTGGGTGCAGAAGTCACCATGCGATTCGACCCGGCATCCTTCAGTGATGCAGCGCCGGCCGGCTTTTTGCCAATCACCGCTGCATAGTTCCGCGGTGCTTTTTCGGCGGAAAGCCCTACAGATTTATCGGGGATGATTACCTGCAAGCCTCAGTGCGACTGGATCAGTATGGGCCTGCGCTCACCGGCCACAGGCCCAGGTCAAACCCAGCGCGACTGGCCCAGTCAGCAACCCAGATACGGGGCGTGAACGCTTCCGCCTGGGTTGCATTTTCTCCCTGCACCGCCGACCGCACCCTTCCCCCGACAGCCGATTTGACCCGAGGACGAGGCCCGTGCAGACTCCGCCAAGCCCCGAACGGAAGCGCCGCGTGACCGACACCATCGACCCTGCCGTAGAGCTGGCCGCGCTCCGAGAGCGCGTCAGCCACATATCTGCAACCCTGGATCGCGTGGCCGACCGCGTAGGCGACGTCGCCGCCCTCCGCGAGCTGGCGTCGCAAGACCGCAACGCCATGGTTCGCATCGAGCGGGCCGTGTCCTCCCTGGGGTCGCAGGTTGGAGAGCAGATCGCGGAGCTGCGGCGCGATCAAGAGGCTCGCTGGGACCGCCACGACACCGACGCCCGAGGCTTGCGGGATAGCGTTTCCACCCGCTTCGCCGCCGTCGAGCGGCGCATGAACTTCGCGGTCGGCTGGGTCAGCGGCGTCGGGGCATTGGCCGCGCTGCTGGCGGGGACAGTTGTTTGGGTGACCGACTACCGGTTCACACAGGTCCAGGCGGAGGCCGCCTCGATCCCGACGTTGCGCGACAAGATCCACGCAATCGAGCTGCACCTGGCCCGCGACCGAGGCCACCAATACCCCACGAACGGAGAATCCCGATGAGCCGACTGGCCGAGTTCTGGCGCCGCAACCAGGCGCTGTTGCTTCACACCCCCCTCCTGCTGCTGCTGCTGACCGGCTGCTACCTCGGCCTGAAAGCCTTGGATCCACGCATCGGCGTGGAGGGCTTCGGCGACCTGTTCGGCTACCTGCTCAACGGCGTCCGCGTCACCATGATCGTGTTCGCCGCCTGGTGGCTGAAGCGCAACCTGTTCTTTGACCTGCACCAGTCCACCGAGCTGGAACTGCACCAGCGAGCCCGGGACGGCGACCCTGGCGTCCAATGGCTCCTCGTGCGCGACCGCATCGAGTGGGCCGTCCTGCTGGCGCTGGCCACCTACTGGTTCACCCGATGATCGTCGGCATCGCAGGCCCGAAACGCTCGGGCAAGGACTCGCTGGCTGGGCTCCTGTCTTCGGCGCTGGATGTCGAAGTCCACAGCTTCGCTGCACCGATCCGCCAGTTTGTGGCCAGCCTTCTGGGCTGGACGCTGGATGAGCTGGAGGACCGCAAGGAGTGGCCGGTGCCGTGGCTGGACGGAGCTACCGCACGACAGATGATGCAGTCCCTGGGCACCGAGTGGGGTCGCCAGATGGTCCACCCGGAGCTGTGGTTGCGGTCGCTGGCCGCCCGCCTGCCGGAGGACGGGGCCGTGGTGTGCGACGTCCGCTTCGACAACGAGGCCGAGGCCATCCGCAAGCTGGGTGGCAAGGTGATCCGCCTGTCCCGCCCGGGTGCCGGTCAGGGCGATGACCACGCCAGCGAGCGGCCGATCTCCGACCACCTGGTGGACTTCGAGATCGCCAACGACGGCTCCTTGCAGCTCCTGCTCGTCCGCGCGCTGGCGGTGCTGCGATGACCCGCGCGCTGGCGGTGCTGCTGGCCCTTGCCCTCGCGGCCTGTGAGCGCAACGCCCCCGACCCCCTGCCGCCGGCCACCCCCGAGGTGGTCGCGGACGCCGCGGTCGCTGACGCCCCGCTGCAGGTGGCCAGCGACGTCGTGTCCGAGGCCCTGCCGGTGGACCAGGTGGCGGAAGCCCTGGACGACGCCCTGCCGAACCTGGAGGTCGTGCCTCCTGTCAACAGGTGCCGCGAGCTGGCCGCCGAGCTGATCGTCCGCTGGGAAGTGACCAGCCCGGCCTACTACCGCCGCGCGCTGCGCTTCCCGGTGTGGCCGGGCGGCAGCTCGGGCGTCACCTGGGGCGTGGGCTACGATGGCGGCCACCAGGTGCCTCGCGTGATCGCCGACGACTGGGCGGCGCACAGCTATGTCGCCGACCTCGTCCAGAGCGCCGGCCTGACCGGCGGCGCGGCCAAGAGCGCGCTGCCCCGCTTCCGGCACGTACCCACGGAGTACGACCTCGCCTACGAGGTCTTCCGCGACCGCAGCCTGATCGAGTACGAGCGGCGGGCGGCGCGGGCTTTCCGGATCGACCCTGCGGCCGTCTCCCCCGGCGCCTGCGCGGCGTTGACCAGCCTGGTCTACAACCGGGGCGGGTCGATGACCGGCGACAGCCGGCGCGAAATGCGGGCCATCCGTGACGACTGCCTGCCCGGGCTTGACTACAGCTGCGTGGCTCGCCAGATTCGGGCCATGTCCCGGCTGTGGGTCGGCACGCCCAACGAGGCTGGCCTGCGCAACCGGCGCAACGACGAAGCCCGATACGCGGAGATGCCATGACCCCGACGCAAGCCAAACTGCTGCTGTGGCTCCTGCTGGCAATCCTGGCCTGGCTCGGCTGGGGTCTGCTGACCTCGCACTACGAGACCAAGGGCTACAACCGCTGCCAGGTGGCGGCCCGGGAGGCCGCCGACAAGCGCGAGAAGCACGAGCGCGAGCAGAGCCGCGACATCCAGAAAGAAACCGACGAAGCGGCCAAAGACGACGCCCGCGAAATCGAAACGAAGGTCGTCGAAATAAAGGAGGTGATCCGTGAAGTTTACCGCGACAGCCCTGCTGACGGTTCTTGCCATCGCCCTCTCGACGACCGGGTGCAGGCGGGACTTGAAGCCGCCGTCAGTAGGGCCAACGCCCGTTCGCTGTAAGCAGCCTGCGACTGCCCCGGTGCCGGCCCCGCCGGCAGCCGACGGGTGGGTGGACTCGTTCGGCCGACTTAGCCAAGAGGCGGCGACCTGGATCGCCGACCTGCTCGGGGTGGTGGAGAAGGAGCGCAGCGCGCGGTCACACGAGCACCGCTGCCTGGACGAGCACGAGAAGCGCGGGCTGATCAGCCAGTAGACCCACGCTTCGGATAGGGGCTCGGGCCGGCGTTGCCCGAGGCGATCTGCCAACCGCCCGCGGCCATGCGTCGGGCCAGTTGGAGGCCGAGGCCCTGCTGCATCCCGGGCTCCTGCTCGCGGAGGTCACCGATCAGAGACGTTCGCGGAGGCACACGCAACAGCTGGGACACGGGCACGCCCTGCCGCGCGAGTCGGGCGACGATGCCCTCCGTAAGCCGCACGTCCCGTTCGAGGTCGAGCAGCGCCTTTTCGAGGTCTTCGATCTGCCGCCCTGACAGGTTGGCGCGGTTGGCGCGGTCGATGGCGGCGTGGCGGGCGGCGGCGAAGACGCGCCCGGGGTGGGGGGTAGGGACCCAGTTCACAGCCACGCCCTCACAACCAGCAGGCCGACCACCAGCGTGGCGGCCGCGGCGAAGAACCCGACTTCCCGCAGCGCGTACTGCAGCGCGTAGGGAGAGAAGCCGAGGTGCGGCTCAATGTCCGACAGGAAAGCCGCGACAGCGGCCTGCCTGCTCTCGGCGGTCACCTGGGGGTCGCACGCCGCCCGCCGGTACGCGGCATATGCGGCCAGGGTCGGGGTGCCGAGGTGGTCACAGACGAGGGCGGCGTCGTCGAGCGACAGCCGGTGCGTGACCGAGGCCTTGTGCAGGACGCGGAGGGTGGCGAAGCCGGGGAGCAGTTTCTTGAGCATGTCGGTTCCTCGTGGATGACGGAACAAGCCTACATGCGGCATTTCCGCAAGTCAACTACTTTCTGCGGTGCTCGGGGCAGCGGGTGCGGCCAGCGTCCAGGTCGTCGTCCGACAGCGGTCGCCGGCAGACCACGCAGTCGGTGATGGCCGACTGCAGATCCTGGTACTCGCGGTGGTGCTTGCCGCAGCGCGGCCCGAAGACCGCGGGGTCGTTACAGCCCTTTCTCTTGCAGCGCATCGAGAACCTTCTGGAGGTCGGATCGGAGGACGATGGCCAGCCCCTGGTCTGGCCGGTGGGCGAGGGCGCGCGTCAAGCGCGCGAGCGTGTCTGCGTCGAGGCTCACGGCTTCCTCCGGAGGCCCATCGGCCGGTACTGGGGCAGGGCGTCTGCGCCCAGGTCCTTGACGTCGCGGCGGCCGCGGTCGAGCCGGGCGCGGATGGTGCGGTCGGAGACCTGGCAGTTCGGGTTCGCCGCCCGCACGACTTCGCACACCTGCTGGAAGGTCAGCTTCTCGCCGTCGATGGTGTAGACCACGCTCGGGGCGACGGTGCGCCGGCGTTCGGGTTTGGCGTTCTTGGCCCAGTGGGCGCTCGGTTCCTTCACCGCTGGACCTCCAGTCGCAGTAGCTGCAATCGCTCGATGATAGCGTCCCGAGGGTTCTCGTCCAAGTCCTTGGCCTCGACGCACAAGTCCTCGATCTCCTTCAGCGCCTGGAACACCGCGAAGAAGTTGCGCCTGTACGACATCATGGTGTTGTACTCGAACACGATTGTGGACGGCCAGGTTGCCCGGCTCTTGTTGACCCGAGCCTCCAACCAGATGGCGGCGTCGATGGCCTGGGCGGCGTCCGCCGGCGTCCAGAACACGTTGTGAATCAGTGGCAGGGTCTGGTCGCCGAACTCATCGACCACGGTGTAGGCCTTGTCGACTTTGATGCCGTGGCTCTCGTAGTGGTTGAAGGTGCCGATGTGCGGCGTCTCCAGGATCTCATAGCCTTTGTAGTTCGCGCTCTGCATCGCGTTGTGTCCGAAGTTGCGGCCCGAAAACGAGCGGAAAGGGTGGTCACTCATGGATCGAGTCCCAAAGTTTGCGTGGTGCGAGAGGTACTTTCATCTCCCGGTGCGCGCGGGCGAGGGCAGTCCCTATCGGCCCCAGGTTGTAGCCCTTGGGCCGGGGTGGGGCGCTCACCAGGTAGCTGGCTGCAGACCCCCAGCGCACGACTGCCGCGCGCCTGAGATCGCGGATGCGCTGCGCCGGCGTGTTCGGGTCCCACTGGCCGACGCGCAGCCCTGGAGGCAGGACGAACGACCCCCGGAAACGCTTGTCGCCCAAGGTAAGCCCTGCCAGCGCCATGCCGAACGAGTCCGTGGCCGTCACCAACCACGGGCGCTTTTTGACGTCAGTGGTGTGTCCTGCAGACATCCGACGCCGGAAACCCTCGACCCCGACGACATCGTACTCCCACAGGAAAACGATAGATCCAACCCGCATGTCGTGGTTCATGCAGGCGGCCCTCAGTCGTGGGTGAAGCCGGCGGGGACGTCCGGAGTGTCGACGTAGACGGCCACGCGCTTAATCCCTGCGGCCGCCTGCAGCGAAGGGCAGATCGGCCCCTTGCCGCGCAGCGCGTGGGACATCTGCGCCTCGGTGCAGCCCGCTGCCTTCGCCGCGTCCTTGTGCGTGTCGTAGCGGTCGCGGAACTTCTGCACGCGGGAAACCGCGTCGTCGATCTTCAGGATTTTCACGGATGATTCTCTCTTGGATGGCCAGGCCGCGCAGGAACCGAGGCGCTTCGGCCAGGATGGCCTCGGCGCTTCGCCACCACGCGGCCGCGGTGGGTTGGGTGGTCTCCGGCGGCTCGCCGCTATGCGCGATCGAGGCCAGGAGCCGGGCCTTCGCCCTCCGGTAGTCCGCAATGCGGTCTTCCGGGCTGGGCACGCGGTCCGACTTGGTCGTTATCTTCATATCGAATTACCGCATTGTCAACAGGAGGACGGCCTGCGCCAAGGCCAACCACTGGCCGACGACCCAGGCAGGCCGGTAGACCCGGTAGGCCCGGGCAGCCATGACGAGGCAGACGAACACGCACATCGTGAGAAGAACACTCATGGTATTGCTCCGTTGTGGTATTTCCGAAACCCGACACTAGCGGCTGCCCGGGCGGCTGTCAAGCGGTGATGGCCTGCACAGGTGCGGCCGGCTGGTCTTGGTACTTGCCTTCGTACTGCGCGGGCTCTGCGATCTCCTCGAACATGACCTGGCAGATGCCCTGGCCGGCGAGGATCGAGACCTCCGGGTCGTGGTCCTCGGCGTCGTACACCAGCTCGATCGTCAGGTGGCCCCGCCACCCGGGCTCGATGTTGGTCGTGCGGCTGGCGTCGATCCACTTGCGCGCCCAGGTGCTCTTGTTGAGCACCTTGCCCATCATGTTATCCGGCATCTGAAAGCACTCCATGCTGTGGACGAGGGCCTTCCTGCCCAGTGCCACGGACCCGTTGACCTTGTGATACCACTTGTCGTTGACGCCCCGGAAGAAGGTCACGTCTTCGGCGATGCGCAGGTCGTAGCCGCACTCCGTCAGCCCGTGGCTCACACCGTTCGGGTTGTCCGGAACGCGCACCTTGCGGTCGAGCATGTCCTTGATCGGCGCTGCGGCGAGCAGCCTCTGGCCGTTGATGATCATTTCAGTAGCTTCCTCAATACGAATTGTGGTGTGAACTTGGCCAGGTCGTAGACCAGGATGTCGTGGGCCACGGCGATGCGGATGGCCTGTCCTGTGCCGCCCCCGCCGAGCCCGCCCGGCGTCCAGCAGACGACCGCATCTGCTGGCGATAGCAGGTCGAGGCCAAGCACCTGGCAGCCGTTGCGGGCGTGCAGCTTGCGGACGTCCGGCCCGAGCTTATGCCAGGTTGGGTGGTGCTCTCGGGCCAGCTGCAGGAGCGCGGCATCGAACTCCGGCACGACGTGCGTGGGGTCGCCGTCTGGCTCGATGACGAAAATATCGCAGGCCCCGCCGGCGGACTTGGCCCCGCCCTCGAACATGCTGTCCGCCCCGACCGCGGCCCCGCTGCGCAGGAGCCAGCCCGCCCGGGCCAGCTCCTTGCCGAGGTAGAACATGTCCAGCAGCGCGAAGGGCGGTATATCCCGAGAACCGACGCCGGCGTAGGTCTTCACGAGACCTTGAACTCCTCGACGAGCAGGACGAAGACATCGCGCACCGCAGCCTGGGTGATCAGGGCGTCGGCCTCGAACGCGCTTTCAGCGTCGGCATCGGTCTCGACGACCAGCTTGCGCACGACCATGTCGTCGCAGATCGTGGCGGCGAAGTCGTCGCAGAGCACCCGGACACGCTCGGCGAACGCCCCGTGAGACAGGAGCATCTGCACAGGTTCACTGTCCAGCTCGACGCCTTTCAGCTTGGCGGTGCCCACGTCGTCGTAGAGCCAGGCCTCGTCGCCGAGCGACGTGCCCTCCGGAGCCGCGTGCCGCAGCCAGCCGGTCAGCGCCCCGGCAGGGTCGACCGTAGGGGCCAGCGGTACTGCCGGCAGCGAGCCGTACAGGCCGCGCAGGAAGCTGATTGTCTGCTCGGCCACGCCGCGACTGGCCGTGTCCAGGGCGATCAGGCCGTCCGGGTAGATGATCACGCCGACGCCAGAGGTAGCCACCGGCGCGTTGGGCAGCATCTGGATGATCACCTCGTCGCGGGCGGCTTTGCGCGCCCGGCCCCGCAGCTCGACGCCGTCGCGGCGCTCGATCTCCTTCAGCTTGCGGTCGATGGCCGAGGCCGGCAGCTTCTTCTTCTCGAAGCCGACACGCAGATGCAGCGCGCCCTCGACGGTCGGGCACAGGTCACCCTCGGCGTTGACCGGCACCAGGCCGACGGACGTCAGCTCCATCGGGCCGACCGGTGACAGGGTGGCCAGCTCGGCGCCTCCCGGGGTGCCGGGCGACTGGGGGACACGGAAAAACGTGATGTTCTTGAACATGGGTCAATCCTCGTGGTAGGTGATTTCGTAGGTGCCGTCGGCGTTGTGCCGGACGGCGAACTGCAGCTTGCGGCGGATCAGCTCTTTGACGAGCTGCAGCGCGCCGGCGGCGCTGTTGTGGTTCTCGACGCGGATCGCATGTCACCTCGGATGGTCTGGCCGTCGCGCTTGGCCTGCGGGCCGGCGTCCTCGGACATGTCGGCGCCGACGTCCAGGTTGAACTCGCGCTCCAGGAAGTCGGCCAGCCGCTGGGCCACCTGGCGGACGGTCGGGTGGACGGTGGTGGCCGAGCGCAGGCGGGCGACGTAGACAGCCTGACCCAATGGCATCTGCATCTCCAAACCGCAGACCGCACCCATCGGCATGTTGCGCGCGAACTCGCAGGTATCGTCGATCTCGGCAGCGGCGTTTTTGAGAGCGGACCACGCCGGAGCCCACACCTCGTCGGGGACGCCGAGCCTCCGCAGCTCGCCCTCGTACCACCGGTGAAGGGCCAGGCCCGGGATCGGGAAGTTGTGCCAGCCGACGCGGTGGCGGGACAGGTCGCGCCAGCCGGCGAAGTCGATCTTGTCGATCATCTGGACCGTCGCGTAGCGGTCGAGGCTGCGGATCAGCCGGCGGTGCGGCAGGGCCGGGTTCTCGCCCAGCATGCGGTGCGCGCGGATGTTGGGCCGCTGGCCTTCGATGGGCGCGCGGGTGAACGGGCTAGCCCCAAGGCTCGGCTGCAGGCCGTCTGGCATGGCCATCGGCCACATGCTCTTGACCGTGGCGAACGCGGCGATGGCCAGGTTGCGGACTTCCTCATCGCCGTGGTCCACCATCCACTGTGCGTGCTTGGTGAAGCTGTCGAAGCTGCAGGTCCAGCTCACGTTGGTGGTGAAGCCGGGGATCAGGAACGCCCGGGCGATGTCGAAGGCGCGGGGCTTGCCGCCCGGCTGGTCGCCGATCTTGTCGAGCACGGCGGCCAGGACCGCCTTGTACGCGGCGCGGCTGCGCTCGGCGATCATAGGGTGGTCGCCGACGTAGGCAGCCTCCGAGAAGTCGACGTAGCGGCTGCTGGTCTCCTGGCCGTTGAACAGGCCGTGCTCCTCGATGAACTTCGCGGCAAGCATGCTGACGCCCTCGAAGAAGATGGTGAAGAACCCACACTGGCCGATGCTCTCGTGGCCGTAGCCGATGTACCACTTGGCCATCGACTCGCGCAGCTTGTCCGGGTCGCCGGCCAGCCGGTCAGCGATCGGCGCGGTGGTGCGGCTGTTCAGGGCCTGGGCCATCGCCAGGACGTCCGGCTCTGCTTGGGGGACAACGGTGATCTTCATTCTTGCACCTTGAAAAGTAAGCCGTGGCCGTGGCCGGCGGCGAGGGATGGGGTCCAGGCGAACCGCACCGCGCCCTGCCCGGGCGCAGACGCGGTGACCACCTGCTGGTCCCGCTCTGTCTCCGTGCTCCGAACCGTCCAGTGGTAGACGTTGCGGCAGCCTCGGTCAGTGCTGGTTACTACGTCACCGACGCGCAGGTACGTGGCGAGGTTCATTCTGCGTCTCCGTGGTGTGCGGCAATCTTATTTGCGGCATTTCCGAAAGTCAACACCTCTTTCTCGATTTCGTCGCCGAGCCAGTCCGGCACCTCGACCACGTCGTAGAACAGCCTGTAGGCGACACGCTTCGGGAGCCAGCGGCCGTAGGCCCGGCCGCCGACGTCGAGTATCAGCAGGTCAGCCTTGGCGGTGGATCCGATCTCGTTGATCACTTTGAATCTGCGCATTCCAGCCCCCTCAGCAACGCGATCTCCCGCTGGTCCATCTCGACGCGCCTGGTCAGCATCCGCAGGCGCTCGGCGCGGGCTTCGGGGGGCAAGGCGGCCAGGCGCTTGCGCAACCTGGCGATGATTTTCTGTTTGCTCATGCTTTGGGCTCCGGGGCGGCGGCGAGCATAGCGCGGTAAATGTCGTGGCAGCTTTGGCCGCCCGTCTCGGGGTGGCCGCTACAGGGAGCGCGGAGCGCGGCGCGCAACATCTTGCCCGTCGGAACCACCGGAACCAGCACACACCCCGGCGGCGCGGTCAGCAGGGCGGTGCGCTGGTTCCAGGCTGCGGCTGCTGCCGGGCGCGGGTCATCCATCGCAGCGATGTGTGGCGCGCCATTGCACCCGCATTTCGGACAGTCAACGGCGTGCAGCACGTCTCCGTCCTCGTCCTTGATCGTGACCATCTGCACATTGGTGTTGCCGCAGAACGGGCACGGCAGCAGCGCCATCTTGTCCAGGTCAGTCATCGTGCTGCCCACCCTGCTGCAATCGCAGCTTTCAAGATCGGCCACAGCCATTCGGCTATTTTCCACAGACCGAATGGCGTAAGCACAAGCGCCGCGATAACTATTACTGCGCATCCGGTGAAGTCTCTATCGTTCATGTACATAGTCACTCCCCATCGCCCTTGCTGGGCTTCTCGCTGGTCTGCCAGCCGACGTAGCCGAGATAATCGACAAGGCCACGCCTGCCGGTGGTCGGGTTGAAGATGGCAACGCCGTTGACGATGAAGCCCTCGTCTTGCAGCCCCTGCAGCTTCTTGTGTGCAACTGGAGTCAGCGAGTCGCTATGTTCGGAGCTGCTGCGAACATTGGCCTGCCCGTCGATCAGGGCCAGCAGACGATCGGCTTCGGCCACATCCGCCGCGTACTTCTCCTGCGACTTCATGAAGTGCATGGGCATCGACTCAACGTCCACACCCAGTTCTGCCATGGCCTTGAACCGCATGACGGCCTTGCGGAACTGCTCCAGGTCGATGATCTGTACCGGCTGATGCCGCATCACCGGCACGCGCCAGTCGTGGCCAGGGGGCAGAGGGATGTCAGACGCCCATAGGTGCCAAGCCCCATAGGACGGCCTGAGCCAATTGCCCAGCCCGTTGCTGTCCCAAGTATGCAGATGTGCATCCTCCGGCCACTGCTCAGCCGGGATGATCGTCCCGGTCATGGCTGCACCGCCTTGGCTTCTTCGGCCTGCCAGCCGTCCCAGCGCTCCTGGCAGAAAGGCACGCCCTCGGCATCACTGCGGACTTCTTCACGCACGCGGCACAGGTCACACAGGCCGGGCTGGTCAGGGCCGCGTCCGGGCTTGACCTGCCCATACGGTGCAGCCAGTGCCGGGGGTCGCCCGACCAGCCGCGCGTCCATGACCACCACGTCTTGCGGGCTGTCGGTGGCCACCTGGGCGATGGCGTCGTTGTCGGTTTCGAGGATGACCTTGCCATCCTTGCGGTAGAGCGTTGCGATTTTCACGTCTTGTCTCCGATGTAGTAGCCGCCGCAGCGGGTGCTGAAGCGGATGGGGATGCCGGCCTTGCGCATCCGGCAGGCCTGGGTCTGGTTACTGGGGGTCAGCTCCGCCGGCTCGCCGGCCATCGCTGCGCGCAGCAGGGCGGCCTGGGACGGCATGAGCACGATCTTCGTGCCGTCCACCTCCGCCACCCGCCCGTGGAGCCGGACGCCCGGCTGGTCGCGCCCTCTGGCCGCCACCGTGCTGGCCGCCTCGCCGTCCGCCAGGAGCGCGCCCCTGCCATAGATCTGCACCATGCCCACGCCGGCCTTGCGCAGCTTGTAGACGTGCTGCGCAGGCACCCGTTGCGGGGCGTCGGGGTGTGCCTTCAGGTGGTACAGCGTGCCGGCCAGCTCGGGCTCCAGCAGTAGGGTCTTTCCGTTGTGCTCGATTGGGTATCTCATAGCGATCTGTGGTGGTAGCGGTGTGGCGGAAGGCCCATGCCATAGGGCCGAACATTCTTCAGCGGGAGATCCGCAGACCGATAACCATCGACCCGTCGGCTCGCAGGCGGAGCCTGGCTCCGGGCGTCGACAGTGTGATTTTGACGTCCCGGACTTCGGACAGGATGTCGGCGAGAATCGAGCCTACAGACGCGGGCAGCCCGACCCGCGACTGGTAGGCCCAGGCGGCGGCCACGGTGCGCTCCAGGCCGAACTCCGCGACGACCTCGTCCAGGATCAGAGCGACGACGACGGCGCTGTCGATCGCGGACGGCGGCGTCGGACGATCGGGTTCCGGGGGCAAGGGGGCCGGGACGTGCGCAGTGACCAGGAGTCCCAAGGCGTCGCCGCGGCTGTCGTTTCCGCTGCAGCAGACGAGGGCCTCCCCGAGGTTGTTGGCGGTGGTGCGCCGGCAGATGTCCGCGAGGTCGTGGATGTGCGGCAGGATGAGGTTGGCGCTGTACGAGGCCCCCGGGGTCAGGAGCTTGGCGGCCTGGATGAAGTGAGAGTTGATCGGCATGTCGGGCTGTCCGTGGTTGGGTTTGGACAAAGCCTACTTGCGACATTTCCGAAAGTCAACAGGCCTTGCGAAGAAAGTTGTGGGGACAAGCCAGCTTCCCGAAGTAATTTTTAGGGACAAGCCAGGTTTCCGAAGTAGTGGCGGCCCCCGGAGCGCGGTTGTCGGGGGCGTCGGTGCGTGGCGGGAGGTGTCCAGGGGTGCCGGAGGCGGGGGTCGCCCAGGGGGTCTCGACCCCCGTGGAACACGCCGTGGAACGTTTCCGGGCGTTTTCTATTAAAATCAATGGTTTACGCCCTGGACCCGCCAGCGCCCTGGCCGTGCTGGATCCGCCAGCGCCCTGGCCGTGCTGGCCGTGCTGGACCCGCCAGCGCCCTGGCCGTGCTGGCAGTCCTTGCCCCAGAAACAGAAAAGCCCGGCACATGGCCGGGCTTGGGAAACAGAAAAGCCCGGCACATGGCCGGGCTTGTGTTTACAATGTGCAGGCGATCCGCCAGGCCAGCCACAAAACAAAAAGGGCCGTTAACGCTCGCTTGATTAGCTCGCTCATGCTGTGACCTTCGCGCATGCGGTGACGCGGCCGCGCCATTGCTCAATTTCAAGGTGCCAGTGGTGGACCGTGTCGGTTAGCGTGTCGCCAATGTCGCCGTCTTCCAACTCTTTCCGGTCCCAGAAACCGACCCCGTGACCGGCCACGGTCATGTAAAGGTCATGCCCGAATTGCTGCAGCCCCTGGCGCTTGATCGCTGCAGCGACGGCGGCCGGCTGCAGCTGTGCCAGCCAGACGGCCAGCGACATACCCACGCCCTTTAATTGCCGCGTGGCACGTGGACTGGTTCCCTCTTCGCGATCCGCCCACACTGCAGCGACTGCAAACGCTTCGCCAATTTCCAGCAGATCGCCAGGCGTGAAACCGTCAAACACCGTGGCCAGGGCCCTGGCCAGTGTTGGCAGATGGTGCCCGATGTAGCGCTTCGGGCATGGCACCCAACGGCCGTTTTCCCAACTGGCTATAGCGTAGCCGCCGACCATAACAAGCGCGCCCGGCTGGATCACTACGCGGCGTGTGCCGCGCCCAAATGTTTGCGTTTTCATTGGTTTGGCCCTCCTTCGGGCTTGATAGAAATAACGCGGCCTGGCGGCGCTTGCTCTCTGGCGTCGTCCTCATCCAGGGCCCAGATGGTGACGCTGTCCGACGCCCCATCACGCCGCAAAACCTGGACCACGAAAGGGGTGCAGGCTTCCCGCCGGCATTGTTCGCACATATTGCAGCTGCTGCAGTACGGACATCCGCAACCCTCACCACCACAATTGCAGCAATTCGGACACTCGCACTGTTCTAGCATTTTCAATCCTCTTCGATCAGACCCTGGCACTGCAAAGCGTGGAAGACACACTCGCCATACCGATGGGCCGCATCGACCCAGTCCAGCCCGCTTGTAATATCGGCACCATAGGTAACGGTGAACGCGCTGTTACGGTGTTGGGCGACGGTAACGCTGTACTGATTTTCAACTGTTGTTTCGATAACAGTTTTCATCTTTCAACCCTCCACAACAATGACAAAAAACATATAAACACCATCGTCGCCTGCTTCGACAAAGCGCTGGCCCTTTTTAGCGCCACGGATGTCACGATTAATGGCCGCATATACCTTTTTAGTCAGCAGGTCGGCGCGCTTTTCATCGCGTACAAAATCCCAAGTCAGCAGGCGCGCATCATCGTCATTGCCGGCAACGGCACCTTGCGCAATTTCAGACCGGATCAGTTGGCGTACTTCAGCGAGCGACATGCGCGGCCGCGTGCATGGAATCTGCACATGGGGGCGATGGTGGCCGGGCCAGTAGTCCGGCAGACAGGTATCGGCGTGGACAATGCTGACTTTCATTGGTTTGACCCTCCTTCGGGCTCGTGGGTAATCGTTGCGCCCTGCAGCCAGGGCGCAACCGTTAGACGGTTACAGCCAGCGGCTTTTGAGCGAATAACCGCCGTCATTGTCCCAGCCGCTGGCGTCACCGTTGCGGCCGCGGAAGGTAGCGCCGGCCCGGACCAGGTGTGCGGCGTGCTTGGCGCTGGTCGGCCGCACCGGCTTTCCGTTTGCGCGCTTGCCTTCAATCCCGAAACCATCCGGATACAGCGTGCGGCCCAGGCCGCAAACAAGATGGAAGCCCATATCCATACCGCAGCCGTCGGCGATAAGGCCGCCGTGATCGCGGTGTATTTTCGTCCCTTTCACCTTGTGGATAAGGTAATCAAGCTGGCGCGGCTCGCCGTCGGCGATGGCAAAAAGCGAAATACAGCGGCGCATGCCTGACGCTGACGTGTGGCGTAGTACGGCGTAGACAGTGGAGCCGACCGGACACAGCCGGCGAAGGTCGGCCAGGTATCCCGCCTGTTGTGCGGCGCGGCCCTCCTTGTCGGTCATCGTCTCCCACTGGTCAGCCGGCGCAGGAGTGTGGTCGAGATCGTAAACGGTGCCGGTTTCGGTGTGGCGGTAGTAGGTCATTGCCGTTGTTCCTTTTGTGGCGGTTGGTTGGTGATGGGCGTGTTACCGGAATGACTCGCGGCGCGGTGTAGTGCGACTTGTGGCGGGCTCGGCAAGGTGGGCCCGTAGACGTGGCCACAGTCGCGGCATGCGTAGACGGTCACAGCATCACCGCCGCAACGTTAGCGGCTGCAGCGGCGGCCAGTGCGACGCCCCAAGCAATGGCGCGGCGGCGTTCGGTGCGCTGCTGGCGGCGCGTAGCCAGCAGGGCGCGGGCATTGGCCAGGCGGGCCAGGATGGTGGCGCGGTCGTCGGTCATCGGGACCAGGTGCAGGGCGTAGGGGTTGCGATGGTTGCGGTTCATGGCCGGCCCTCCTTCGGGCTTGTTTGTTGGTGCAGGTGAATGATTGCCTACTTGCCGCAATCGCGCAAGACCGCGCGCGCAAGGAAAACGGCGGCGTTTAACCGGCGTTAAGGTTATGGGTGCCACCAGGGCCACCAGGGCCGCCAGGGCCACCAGGGTCACCAGCATGGCCAGGGTCACCAGCACGGCCAGGGTCACCAGCATGGCCAGGGTCACCAGCACGGCCAG